ATACTTTGTAAGTGGAACAGCACCATCATCGCCAACAACTGGCGATCTCTGGTTTGATACATCATCCGATACCATGAAAGTTTACGGTGGATCAGGTTTTCAAAATGCTGGATCATCAGTAAACGGAACATCTCAGCGTTTTTCTTACACAGCAACGGCTAATCAAACTAGCTTTGCTGCAACTTATGACGCTGGCTTTGTTGATGTGTACCTTAATGGCATTAAGTTAATTAACGGCACAGACTTTACTGCAACTAATGGCACAGCGGTTGTTTTGGCTTCTGGCGCAGCGGTCAATGACACAGTAGACATTGTAGCTTTTGGTACGTTTGTTCTTAGTAACTTTAGTGTCGGAGACGCTAATGATGTAACAGTATCTGGCGCATCATCAGGTGATGTTCTGACATATAATGGCTCTGCTTTTGCTCCGGCAGCACCAACAGTGCCAACATTAGCCAGCCTTAGCATTGCTAATCACGATCAAGTAACAGTTACATCTGGTGGTGCAGTTACAGCTACTAGCTTTGCTGGTGATGGCTCATCTTTAACAGGGCTTATATCTTTTGCATCAGGCACAAAGATGCTGTTTGGTCAGACGGCAGCTCCGACAGGTTTTACTAAGATAACTTCAAACGATGACGCTGCATTGCGTATTGTTAGCGGAACAGTTGGAACAGGTGGTTCGGTTGCACTATCTACTGCACTAGCCACGCCGTCTGTAACAGGAACTATCTCTGGTTCTACTGGTTCACACACTCTAAGTACCGCTGAAATGCCAAGCCACAATCACTCCTATACTCAACGCACTGGTAGTTCCACAATTAAATGGGATTACTTTAGTAATGCTACCAACGTAACCACGAGTAATAGCGGCAGTTCCACAGGTTCAACAGGCGGCGGTGGTTCACACAATCACTCATTATCGGCAACATTCTCAAGCGGTACAGCGACAATCAATGTGAAATACGTTGACGTAATTATGGCGAGTAAAGATTGATGCAGTTAGAAGTAAAACATAACTGTCCACTTAACAACTTTGAGCCTTGCAAGCAGCTAGACTGCGCTTGGTTTATTAAGCTGGCTGGCAAAGACCCTAACACTGGAAAAGATGTAGATGAGTTTGGTTGTGCTGTAGCGTGGATGCCAATGCTTTTAATTGAGAATGCACAGCAGTCACGCCAAACAGGTGCGGCAGTCGAAAGCTTCCGCAATGAGATGGTAAAGCAAAGTGAAACTAGCCACGAATTGCTAGAAAAAATTAAAAACCCATCCTTTGTAGACATGATTGAGGTAAGGCAATGAAAGTATCAATAATCAAAGAAGATGGCACAGTTGTAAAAGATAGCGTTGCATATGTAGGCTTAGATTTATCTAAATTGTCTAGCGATTTTCACGCTTTGCAATGGGATGGATCAAACGGTGATGTCGAAACCAAAGATGATAATGGAAACCCTGTTAATACAGCTATTAGTGATTTGTCGCCATATCAGTGGTGTATAGATGCTTGGCAAGTTGAGTATGATGCAGAGCAAGCTGCTATTGCGGCTGCTGAAGCTGCGGCTGCTGAAGCTGCTGACGCTAAAGGAGAAGGAGAATGACCAGAGCAAGAGACATTGCAAATCTTCTTGATGCAAGTGGTGACATTGTTGCTGGTGCATTTCCAGCAACGCTTCCGGCTGTATCCGGTGCAAACCTTACTGGCATTGAAGCGTTTCCTGCTGGGTGGACTGCTGCTTTAGATGGTTCTGACATGGTGTTTATTTATAATAGCGTTGAAGTTTTTAAGCTTACAACTTCTGGTGCTATTATTGCTAAAGATAACATAACTGCTTTTGGAACTCCGTAATGGCTATAGCAGCATCAGGTGCAGTTTCATTTAGTGATCTTAGGACAGAGTTTGTTGGCGGCTCATCAGCGATAAGTTTGAGTGATTTGTATCGTGGCGGCTCAAATATTTTGTCTAATGCTGGTGACAATCCATCAACAAATCTTGCAGCTTCTGTGCCTACATCTGGCGCAATTGATATACAAGATTTTTACAGCACAACCAAAGGATTTAAAAATACTGTTAGCAATTCGACAACGAATGTTGATGCTGATGCTTTGTTTGGTGATGATTATGATGTTAATTATCCAAAGATTATAGACATTAACTCTGGCGTTACTATTGGTGGGTCTGGTGATGATGCAATAGATATCCCATCTGGTTTGGCTGGGACGCTTACTATAAACAATGCTGGTAATATATTAGGTGCAGGTGGCGCTGCTGGGGCGGCTGGTGGTAATGGGATTAACTGTGCTTCTTCTGGCGTTACCATTAATAACACTGGTTTACTAGCTGGTGGAGGCGGCGGTGGAGGAAACGGCGGAGACGGCGGTGCTGGTGAGGTAAATAATACAGCAGATTGGTCAGGCAGAGAGCCAGCCGCAAGCTGGACTAATGGATCGGCTTCAGTCGGCTATTATTGGAACATTGGTTCTTATCATGTTCTCATCAGCGGTGGAACCACCACTATAATGTGGGGTAGTAATATTGGCAGTGCCAGCGGGTCGCCATCTTTCGTAAGAATTGGAAATAACGAATATCACAGAGGCCCTCATCGTGGTAGCAGCAAATACGAAATCTACCGTCAAGCAAAAACAGCTACTTCAGCGGGAGCAGGTGGCGCTGGTGGCGTTGGTCAAGGCTATAATCAGACAAACGCATCAGGTTCAAACGGAAGTGCTGGCGGTACGGGGGCTGGTACTGGCGGCGTTGGTGGCGCTGGATCTACCTACGCTGTTGCTGGCGTAGCGGGATCAAGTGGGGCAAACGGAAATTCATATAGCAGCGGTACAGGAAGTGCCGGAAACGCTGGTGGCGCAGCCGGAGCAGCCGTAACAGGTACATCAGTCACAATGAATAACACAGGAACAATTCACGGAGCAGTAGCATGACCAATTATAACATTGAAAAAGTTGAGGATGGTATTGCGACTTTACGTTACGCCGACAATAGCTGGGCTGAAATTGTTTTGGCATCGGATATGACGGAGGCTGATCTTGATGATTTGGCATTACAGTACGCACCAAAAGCTGGCGTTGCACCAAGTTTTGCAAAAGTTGGTTTTACTTCCACAGCCTCGGCTAAATCTGATCCAGAACCTGTTGACGAAAGACCAGACTGGCTTAAAGCTAGAACAGAAGCTTACGGTTTAATAGAAGCGCAAGTTGAGTACATAACAGAAAATGGTTTGGACAAGTGGCAAGAGCATGTGGCTAAAATTAAAGCTGATAATCCAAAGCCTGACTAATGGTAGTAGCTGAAGTTCTCACAGGTATCAGTCTTGTTAAGGCTTCAGTTGATTTTATTAAATCTAATATTTCAACATGCCAAGACATAGGGCAGATAGCTAGCCAGATAGATGATCTGTTTGCTGGCGAAAAACAGGTGCAGCAAGCAAGAGCCAAGAAGTCTGGCAGTAGTTTGGGCGATCAGTTTGGTGTTGATACTGTAGCTAAAGAAATGATTGACGCTAAGTTGGCTGCTGAACAGTTACGAGAAGTAGCAACTATGGTTGATATGAGGTTTGGGCATGGTACTTGGGCTGGCATTTTGGCTGAACGCGCGAAACGTATCGCGGAAGCGAAGGAGGCTGAAGCGGCTGCGAGGCGAGAGAAGATTAAAAGAGCAAATGAAATGGAAGAATCAATCAAGATAGCTTTAGGTGTTTTTTTGCTTGTAGCTGCTGTTGTTGGCTTGTTTATTTTCTTAATGTTTAGTGTAGCAATGGCGGTACAGATTGATCACGGTAGAACAGTTTCTTAAATGGAAAGTATTACCACGCTTTATGATGCTGGTATCTACAGCAATGAGTTGGCGTTGTGCTGAATGGTTTATGGCATTGGATACGCCGACTGCTTCTCAGTCAGCTTTCGTCAGTGTTGTAATGGGCGTTATGACAGGCGTATTTGGGATTTGGATGGGTCACGAACATAAAGGAGAAAGCTAATGTTTACTGCTTTGATAGGGCCGATTGCATCTCTTGCCGGATCTTTTCTTGAGAACAAGGTAGAGCAATCTAAATCTAAAGGTGCTGTTGCCAAAGCTGAGGCTGAGGCAAAGGCTAAGGTTCTTGTGAGTTCTGCTACATCGGTAGCGGAATGGGAAAAGATTATGGCTCAGTCTACGCAAAATAGCTGGCGTGATGAGCTTGTTTCGATAGTTGTGTTGATTCCTGTCGTGCTGGTTTTTGTGCCTGGCATGGAAGAGATTGTGAAGTCTGGCTTTGATAGACTTAATGAGTTGCCTGAGTGGTACACATATCTAGTTTTTCTTGTATGCACCTCGGCATTAGGAATTAAAGGCATAGATAAATTTAGGAAAAAGTAATGGACATAGATCAGTTGCGTAAAGAGTTAGAAATTGACGAGGGTATTAAGCATGTCACATATAAGTGTAGTGCTGATCGGCTTACTTTTGGGATTGGTCACTTGGTCTTACCAGATGAACCAGAGTATAACCAACCAGTCGGAACGCCTGTCTCAGCAGATAGAGTTACAGAGTGCTTTGATCGTGACGTTGGAACAGTCATTGCTGAATCTCAAAGACTGTATCCACAGTTCGATAACTTGCCAGAAGAAGTAAAATTAATTATATGCAACATGTTATTCAATCTAGGGTTGCCAACTCTGTCTAAATTTAAGAACATGCAAGCTGCTATTAATGACAGGTTATGGGATCAAGCAGCCGATGCTATGGCTGATAGCAGGTGGGCAAGGCAGCTTCCTAACCGCAGCGGCAGGCTTATAGAGCGCATGAGAGCCGTAATTTAGGGGGTAGGATCATACACGGAAGGTTGCCAACGCCTGTCCTGACGCATCCTAGAGCGTTCTAATGCTCTAATTCTGATGTAATTGCAGCATATCCGGCTATATCTACTAATGTATCGTGATGTGGTTTGATGTGTTTGCCAGATTGCGTTGATGCAATTCTTGCTACTTTAAATAGTATCATCATAACTCCAACATCTTTTGCAGTTATTTCTTTGTGAAGATAAGTTGGATGAGGTTCGATGTTATTAATGTATTGTTCCCAAAGGTCAGCCACCAATCCTAAGTTGTCTTGAGGCGAACCAAACTCACCTTCTCTTTCTTTGGTAGCAGTGATGGCATCATTAAGAACTTTACCTCTAGTCATTATGCATATTCCTCTTCATCAATAGGTATGTGATACCTTTGTAGTTGTTTAATTTTGTTACGTTTAAAGTTTTGCACTTGTGCAAATATCCAGCCGCGCATACCTAAACCTTTTGTTTTAACTAATTTACCGCAATCTGTGCAGACAAAGTTTGCTTCACCATATTGAGCAAGCATAACTTCGCCAATGGTTGATGGCGGCATGGTACATATTGCACAGGTATCGCCATGCCATATCATTTTGCCTGACTCTTGTATTTCTATAAGGTCTATAAATCTTGGGTCATAGGCTGATGCCTTGTCATGATGTTGTTCTTCAATAAAGTTATCTATGTAATTATAAAATGGTGCAGATGATTCGCCAGCTATTGATGGTTTATCTACTGTTCCTTTTTTTGCACTACTAGCAGACAACAACCCATCTAAATGAATTTTGTTTACAACTTCATTTGGAGTTGGTGAGTATCGTAGCCACTTTTTGTCTTTTGATTTTTTGGTACGCAATGCAATGTTGTTAAGTCTGGTTTGTTTAGCAATTTTAGTTTTTTCAACTGGTTCAATACCCATTTCTTTTAGTTCACGCTGTATTCTGATAGGAGAGTTCTTGGGTAAGTGAGCGTGAAGTTCTACAGATTTAGGCTTTGGTGGTCTACCTTTTGGTTTGATACCATAAGAATCCAGAATTGCTTGCCGCCTTTTAGATATCTTTGGCATGATTACTCTATCCTTTTATCAACATAAAAACATTCTACACAGTTACCATTTGAAACTAAACGATCTGCAACATGGCCATGAATACAAGTGCTGCCAGTAAAGAATGTTTTTAATCCTTGTTCTTTAGCTCTGTCACGACTGATCTTTGATTTATATGATGGACTATCACTCACTAATCTAAGTGCATCTTTAATTTCTTGCATTGTAGGAACTGCCATTATTGCCTCCATTTGGGGGGTAGGATCATACACAGGCATATCTTAAAGCCTGTCCTGACGTATTCTAGAGCGATTAATTTAATATAAATGAAGCAATAAACCCTAATGTGAATGCAATCCAACATATAAGAAGTAATGTAAGCAGGTTACTTAGTTTCATAATGTCCTCCAATAAAAAACAGGGATACGGCTGACATATCCCTGCTCTATCCGTCACTAAAGTGGTGGAGATTTCTAGCTTTATCTTTTACTAAAACGGAATATCATCTTTAACCACTTGTTCTCCGTTAGGTAATGAGACTACATCAGCAACAGGTGCAGCTTGAACAGGCGCAGGTGCGGCTGCGTAGCTTGGGTCTTGTTCGGCAACGCTTAACCCAAGATACTGTTTGCCATCACTTGTCTCGTTGCGATAGGCAAACACTTTCTTGCCTTCACCAAGAGGGCCAGAGTAAGCATAGTCTTTGCCACTATCTTCAGCTTCAGCAAACATGATGCCTGCTTGCACATACACAGCTAAGTTGCCGTTAGGTTCTTTAACAACGACAGCTTTGTTTACATAGCCATCATCTTTCTTGGTAAAGCTTTCGATGTTAAGCTTGCCGGATAGGATCATGTCACCTGATCGATCATCGATAGGAAACACGCTGCCTTTGTTTGGTTTGATCTCGTATGCCATTAGAATTTTACCTTTTCAATATTGGAAGAAGATGGAGTTACTTTGACAATATTCGTGTCAGGTTTAGTAGGGCCTTTGGCTGCGTCATTGGCATCGTCATCGGTTGGCAGACCGAATGCAGCCAGCAATGAATAGCGTTTGGCATAGGTGATGCCGCTGCCCATTTTCTGTGGGTCAGATGGATCTTTAGTACGAATAGGGCAAATGCTTTGGCGCATTTCACCAGATGGTTGATGTCTGATCTGAGTACGCACGATCTGCACAATCGTACCTTCAAGTACAATCATGTCTAGCGGCTGCTCAAAGTATATGCCGAACTGATTAGCTTCTCTAGCAGCATCAATAGCTGCTTCAAGAGATGCATAGCTGTTTTTGAAGTGGGGGTTCTTTTTATCTTGGGTAGCAACTACAGCTAGTCTTTGATAGGCAAGCATTGCTTCGTCCATAGTCTTTGGCATTGGGGTTTGTTTGTCCATGATTTGCTCCTTAGTTCATGGTAATGCGGCAAGCACCACGCTTGTCACGCTTGATAGTAAGTAGGTCACAAAAGACTTCGCGCTCATCGGTTGCGATTAGTGACTTGAGTTCTTTTTTTACATCGTCATGCTTCTTGGCTTGGCCTTGTGTCTGTACAAAGTCAGCGGCTAATGATGTAAAGTGATTGTCTTTACTGGCATCGCGCAGCTTGAGGCCGTTGATGTCGATAGCAGACCAGTCAATCTTGTACTGCGCTGGATCTTGTGGCGGCTCAGTAAGCTGCTCAACATGCTGCCAAAAAT